AAGAAAAATTTATTACGATCTTGAAACTAAAGTAAAAGCAAAACCTACTAAACATATTATTGCTTTATATATTTTAGTTATCATTTCAATTTTAATCTAAAGGAGATTCAATGGGACTACTTGATACAAATTATCAAGATCAAAGATTAACTGCATCTCAAAAAAAAAAAATCAAACCTGCTATACAAGGTGGTGGATATAATTATTTAGGTGAACAAGAAGAAGTTACTGTTCCTAAAAAATGGTTATCTAATCCTGACCATGTAGTTGCAGAATTAGCTTATATTACACCAAGAGAAAAAAAAGTTTTAATTGACCTTAATATGTATGGTTCATTAGATGGAAAACCAAATAATGCTCCAGGAGGATTACCAAGCCTACAAGGAGATATGGGTTCTATAGGTGGTGGATCATCAGGTGGTGGATCATCAGGTGGTGGATCATCAGGTGGTGGTGGTGGCGGTGGAGGTAGAGACTATAGTCCTCCAAGCATATCTAGTAAACCTTCTGCTCCTCCAGGTGGCGGAGCTACATCATTAGGTTCAGGTAGAGATTATTCTCCTCCTTCATCTCCCATTGGAGGTGGTGGTGGTAGAGATTACTCACCTCCAACTGTTGTTGCACCTGTAGTTTCAACTCCACCTGCTGCACCTCCATCAATTTCACAAGCACCAATAGAAGTTGGAATACCTGATAGTGAAAGTGGTTTTGAAGCTGCAGTTAAAGTAGGCAAACCTTATGTAGGAGATTCAGAAAATGTTATTGATCCAGGTTTTGTTAGAGCTTTAGACGAACAAGCAACAAGACAAGCAGATCCTGTATATGGTGATCCAGATCCATATATTGATACTCCTATTGAAGAAAGAGATACAATTACAAGTTTTTTAGATAACTATGCAGCAAATGTAAAATCTAATCCTTTTGAATTAGGTTTATTGGGTGCATTAAAAACTGCTTATCAAACTGGTAAAGCAAGAGAAATGATGAGAGGTACACCAGGTTATGAATTTTTAGATCGTTCAAGTACAGGAGATTCTACTACCCCTACAGGCGGAGGAGGTGATAGAGACACCAGCACTACAACAACTCAACCAACTACAACTGCACCTACTACAACCTTACCGCCATCTATGGTAAATCAATATTTTGCTAATATGGGAGATATGGGAAATGCTTTAAGTTCTCAATTGCAAACAGATTATAATAATGCTAAAAATAGTATTAATAGCATTTTGGGTATTACACCCCCAAGTCAGCAATTTGGCTATTCTGCTGATCCCTATGGCGGTTTAATGGCTAGTAATTTAACAACCAACCCATATAATATAGATTATTTAAAAAGATTAGGATTAATATAATGAGCATACTAGACGCACTTAGAAGACAATTATTAGGACAAGCAGCAATGATGCGACCTGTACAAGGAATGGGTGGTGCTACACAAGGATTAATTGGTACTGGAGGTCAATTAGATTTTAATGCAGGTTTATTATCAAATAATCTACAAAATTCTATGGGTGGAACTAGTGGTTCTGGCGGTTTAAATATACCACCATTAGCTTTATTGGGTTCTGCTATTTACAGTCAAGGTGTTCAAGGAAAAGATCCATTTGCAGCATTACTTCCTGCTTATGGACAAGCTCAAGCAATAGAAAGTGCTGCATCAAAAACTGCTTTAAATAGAGCAGCTATTAAAAAATCAAAAACACAACAAGAAAATTTAAAAAAATTAATGGATAGTGATTTAATATCAAATAGAGATAAAATGTTTTTATCTGCTGGACTTACTATACCTAAAACTGATTCAAAATTATCTACATTTACTAAAGATGCTATTAATGCTGGTTTTCCTCCAGGCTCACCAGAGTATCAGCAAATGTTTGTTCAGAATTATTCTAAAAGTAAGGGTTTAAATATTGATTTCAATCCTGATGGATCTATAGCAGGAATTTCTCAAGGTGGATCTCCAGACATTAGTTCTTTTACTGCAAAAGAAGGAGTTAAAGATGATAAATTAGCAAGAACAGTTAAATCTGATTATGGATTACTACAATCTAATATAAAAGATTTACAATCTAAAATACCAACTACACCTACAGGGTTTTATGGAACTGCAATTTCTGGATTAAATATATTCGCAGATCAATTTAAACAAATTAAAGATTTAAGCATTGATAGTAAGTTTGCAAATAAAGCATCTAAAGAAATTGATGAATATTTAGATACTCAAGGATTAACAAAAGATGCTCAACAAAGAGCAAAAGTAAAATCATCAATAATAAACTTATCTTACTTATTAGCAAAAATTGCTGAACCTGGTAATCCAAAATATTCTGAAGGTGATATTAAAAGACAATTAGATAGAATTAATTGGGGTGGTTCAAGAGATCAAATTATGGCTGGATTACAACAAATTTTAGAAGATGAACATAGAAACGCAGAAAGTAAATTTAAAGTGTATAGTCCTGATGCAGATTTTGGTTTTACTTTTCCAGGTCAAAAAAAAGAAGAAACTGTGAGTGCTGCTGTTGAAAATGATCCATTTAAGATAAGAAAAAAATAAACAATGACATTAAATGAATTTAGAAAACAATATCCTCAATATAATGATGTTCCAGACATGGAACTTGCAGACCAATTATATGATAAATATTATCAAGACATAGATAAAAACACTTACTACAAACAATTATTTCCCAAAATTGCTGAACAAAAAATAGAAGAACTTGAATCTAAAATGATTCCAGAAGTTGATGGATTTATTGATCCTGATTCTGATTTAATAAATCAAAACTTAGCACAAACATTAAATTTAAGACCTAAGACTGTAGATATAGCAAGAAGTGCAGATGTAGGTGTAAATGAAGGAGCTCCATCTACATTAAATATTCTAAAAGATGCAAGATTTGCAGCATCATTAGGATTTGATGAAAAAAATAAACAACTTGCTATAAAAAATGTTTTATCAGATTTATACAAAACTGATGTTGATGTAAGATTGGGAAATAGAACTGGTGAATTAGAATATTTAAATCCTAAAACAAATAAATATGAACTAGTAAATAAACCAGGTGTTGATCTTGGTGATTTTACAGGTTTAGGTGGTGATGCTATGGTTGTCATTCCTGATATTGCCGCAACAATTGGAGCAACAGTTTTTTCTGGTGGAAATTTACCAGCAGGAATTACCGCAGGAGCTGCTACAGCAGGTTTAACTGAATACTCAAGATATATTTTAGGAAAACAATTATATGGAATAAATAAAGATGTAAGTGATAAAGAATTGTTAAATAGAGCATTTCAAGCAGCAGGTATATCAGCAGGTTCTGCTATACTTGGAGTTGGAGCTGCAAAGGTAATTAAGGGTGTGTCAAATGTTATTAAAGGTAGATTTATAAAAGCTGATGATATTGCTGACGCTGGAAGACAAAAAGATATTGATGCAGCACAAGATGTTGCAGATAGTATTAATAATACTTTGGATAAAGCAAAAGTTGGATCAAGATTAAAATATTCTTTAGCAGAGGCAACTAATAATGCGGACTTGTTATCCAAACAAAAAGCATTTGAAACTCAAAATAGATTAGGTCGTATGGATGACTTTGTTGATTTTAAAAAAGATCAAGCTCAAGCTCTTAATGATTATTTTGGTTTTCTTAAATCAGGATTTAATACATCTACAGGTAAAACTTTAAATCAATTTGAGTCAGGGAGTTTAATACAAAATGTGGTAGCAAAAAGAAATGAACCTGTCAGACAAAGATTAATTATTGCACAAGAAGAAGCTGAAAATGTTTTAGAAAATGCTATTTTAAATTTACCAAATGGAAATAAAAAACAAGTAGGAGTAACAATAAGAAGTGCAATTGATGATATTGCAGAAGATTATAAATTAAAAGTAGATGCAGCAGCAAAATCACTAGATGCAGCAGCAGATATGAAATTTATTAATACAGATATAATTAAACCTGCATTAAAACAATTAACAGATAAAGAAAAACAAAATTTATTAAAAGTTAATAGAATAGAGTCTATCTTTAAAGATAAAGCTCTTTTTGAAAAAGATCCAATAATCAACAAGCAATTAAATTTTTTTGAAAATGTTATTGATGAAAACAAAATACCAATTAGAACTGCTAGGAATACATTAAGTTCAATTAAAAGTATTATTAGAGATAAGGAAACTGGATCAGCTACTGGTGAAATTCCAGAATTAGGATCTTTAAAATTTATCGTCAAAAATTTAGAAAAACAATTAAGAAAAGATGCTCCTAAAGCATATATAGATGAACTAGATAGGTTTAATGATATTGTTATAAATAATAAACAATTATTAAATAGTGACACAATATCTAAAATGACACTTAAAAAAGATGGTAGATTAGCTTTTTTAGATGAAGATATTTTTGATATGTCTTTTAAATCAGGAGATGGTTCGGCAAGAGCTGCTGTAGAAACATTTGATGTGATTAAAAATTATCCTGATGCTATGAAGGCATATAAGGATATGATTTATCAAAAATATAAAGAAGATGTCATAGATACTGGTTTAACAAAAAATAAACATAATGGATTTTTAAAAAAATTTGAATCGCCATTAAAATTATTTTTTAACGAAACTGAATATAAAAAAATTCAACCTATTGGTGGATTAAAAAAATTAGTTGAAGACGCTGATAAAATAAGAAAAGAAACTATTAGAAAATTATCTAAAAGTTTTGAAGGTAAATTGGAAGAAATGACTCCTGGTTCTTTAGTTAATAATATTTATAAATCTAACAACCTTAATGACATTATAGAACTTAAAAAAATATTAAAAAATGATCCTGAAGTTTATAAAGCATTTCAAAGAAATGTATTATCCGACATGAATGAAAGTGTTAAAAAATTTAATAGTAATTTAGATTTAAGATTTATAGATGCAAAATCTTTTGACAGATATTTAAATGGAGCTGGAGGAGAAAGAGGTTATAGATCAGCACTTAGAGAAATATTTGGTGATGAATATTTAGAAAATTTAAATTTACTTAATAAGGCACTACAAATTAGTGCAAGAACTATGAGTGCTAGAAGTGAAGGTTTTTATGGTAGTGCTTTTTCAGATATTATTAGAGCAAGATTAGGTCAATTTACATTTGCTGGAAGATTATTTACAGCAGGTAGAAGATTATACAAAGGTACAGCAGAAAGAATATTGGCAAATGCTTTGCTAAACCCTGAATCCTTAAAAGAATTAATTAGATTAAGAAAATTACCATCAAAAAGTAAAGAAAGAATTGCAATATTATCTAAATTAGGTGGTAATTTATTTATAAATGAAGAAGATGATGTACTTACACCTTTAAGAACTGACGATTTAGGAAATTAATATTATGCCAAAAAAATCTGCAACAGAAGTAAAGATTGATTTTTTAGTTAAAGAGGTGAAAGAACTAAAGGATGAAACTAAATCACTTAGAGCAGATATAAATAAAGGAAAGGGTGCTATTTGGATTTTAATAGCTTTAGCAGGGATAATAACAAGCGGTTACAATTATTTTGTAAAGTAACACCTTGCCATCAGATAAAAAAATAATCTCTGACAGACAAAAGAAAACATCAATTAAAGGAACTGTAGGCGAATACGAAGCAATTGCAAAGCTGACTAAACAAGGCTATTTTGTCGCCAAATCAGTAGATCCTGCTTGTCCATTTGACATTGTAATCGTAGATAGAAATGGTAAAATACAATTAATAGACATAAAAACAATTACCTATTACAAAAATAAAAAAGGTAAAAGTCTTAAAGATAAGCCTAAAGGCTCATATAAAATTCACAGAAGTCCTACAAAACAACAAAGGAAGTTAGGCATAAAGTTAATGATGGTAGATTATGATTGATAAATTTTTTTTTGGTTTATTTGGTGCAATAGATTGTGTCTTTGAATGGATGCACAAAAATTTCAAACCTAATAAAAAATGCAAATGTTCTATCTGTACTTGTAAAGGTAAAAAATGAGAGATACTAAAGTTCTTGAGTCTTTTAAAAAACTTGCAGAAAAAAAATTAAAAGAGATGGATTTATTTAGATATTTAAAAAAAGAAGTAGAGGCTAATGCTAATGGCACTAGAGAATATGTAATTAAAAAAGGTATTAACAAAGGCAAAATAGCTAAATAATTTATGAGGATAAGCATGAACTATTATTTTACAGGTATGTTGATTTTAGGATTTGTATTTCTTACTTTATGTGTGAGGCCAATGTGACTAAACCATTAACTATTTCCGAAGAAGCTAAAGTATCAATGCCTATGAAGACAGTTGCCTCTTTGATAGGTATGGTAGCTATAGGAACATGGGCATATTTTGGAGTAATAGAAACACAGAACAAAATATCAACCAGATTAGAATTAATGGAAAAAGATTTAATTGAAAATACAAATTTTAGAATTAAGTGGCCAAGAGGACAATTAGGTTCTTTACCAGCAGATTCTGAACAGTTTATGTTAATTGAAGATTTGTATAAACAAGTTGAAAAGCTACAAGTTCAACAAGAGTCAGGTATGCACAATAAAGTTAATATTGAATTTTTACAGAAACAAGTAGAAAAACTTTTAGATGATGTAGAAAAATTAAAAGATAAGCAAAGAGATTTTACAAATGGTAATAGCCATGATTGAAGTAGTGGTTACATTATTAATGATTGTAAATGGAGAGATAAAAGAACATAGAATACAAGAATCTATGTCTGATTGCCTTAAAGGAAAAAGGGTTGCAATGAGATCTAATAAGAATAATAATATTCAATACCAATGTATTAAGTCAATGGCTGAGTTAGAGTCAAACATAGATGGATCAAAGTCAATTAAAAAACTAATACTAGAATAAAGGAGTAAATTATGTGGTTAAACTTAGCAGCTAAATTAGTTCCAGGTATGATTAAGACTGGAATGTCTATTGCATCCAATAGAAGAAAAGCAAAAGAATTAGAATCAGTAGCTGAAATGAACCATGCACAGCGTATGGCAGACGGACAGATTGAATACAAAAAAGCTGTAATGAATAATCAGAATCAAGGATGGAAAGATGAGCTAGTTTTGATAATTGTAGTTTTGCCAATTGTTGTTTTAAGTTGGTCAGTATTTAGTGGAGATCCACAAGCAAAAGAAAAATTAGATTTATTTTTTGAATATTTTAATAACTTTCCAGAGTTCTATAAATGGCTAGTGCTAGGAATTTTTGGATCAATTTATGGCTTAAAGCCAGGTATGGATTTATTTAAAAAGAAATAATGTCTGACAATTTAGAACTGTTAAACGAATATAAAGAACAGATCCGAATACTCAAACAAGAGATTGCTGAGTTACAGGATGCTGGTAAATCTAAAGATAGTGCTAACAAAAGATGTTTACAAAAACTAGAACATCTTAGTCAGGACTTAGAAGAAGCAAACAAAACTATTAAAGACTTAAAAGAAACAAATAAAATGATGTTAGAACACCCATAATGAAATTTATTTTAATACTTACCTTGTGTTCATCACTTAATAATTCTTGTATGCAACCAGTAAGTATAGAGCAACTTTATGAATCCCATTATGATTGTGCTTATGATGGCTATAAAGTTAGTGGTGAAACATTAGTGGCTTTTGGCAAACAAAGAGTAAACCAAGAAAAATTATATGTTAGTTTTGTTTGTAAAGAAATGCAGAAAACTTGATGTGGTGTGTTATTTGGAAAAGAGATAATGTATATCAAGTATTCACAAATTTAATATTTGAAACAGAAAAAAAAGCAATTGAGTTTAAAGACAAACAAAAGTCTATGCGTAAAAAACATGATTGCAGAGTAGTAGAATTTGATTATAAATATTTTAAAGGAGTAAATGAAAATGAAATTGACTGAGAACTTTAGCTTAAAAGAGATGACACAATCTCAAACAGCTTTAAAAAATAATATAGATAATGAACCTAATGCAGAGCAAATAGAAAACATTAAACATCTTTGCCAGACCATTCTTCAGCCATTGAGAGAAGACTTTCAATTACCAATTAAAATTACTTCAGGATTTAGATCACCTGCTTTGTGCGAAATTTTGGGATCAAAATCCACCTCACAACATTGTGCAAACAATGGAGCTGCCGCAGACTTTGAAATTCCAGGTGTAGATAATAAAAAAGTATTTAAACACATCATAGAAAACCTTCCAATAGATCAAGCGATTCTTGAATACTATGATGAATCTGATATAAATTCAGGTTGGATTCATGTGTCTTGGTCGCCAAATCCAAGAGGACAAGCACTAACAAAAGATAAAGAAGGCTATAAAACATGGCAATAGATAAGTCTAAAATGAAATGCAACTCACCTAAAAGACAAATATCAGGTGGTAAAAAGTTTGTAGTCAAGGCTTGTAAAGGTGGTAAAGAAAAGATTATAAGATTTGGGGATGCTAACATGACGATTAAAAAAAATATCCCTGCAAGAAGAAAAAGTTTTAGAGCTAGACATAAATGTGCTACAGCTAAAGATGTATTTTCTGCAAGATATTGGTCTTGCAAAAAATGGTAACAACAGGAGATGAACTATGTATATGAAGAAGAAAAAAGATAAAAAGAAAAAAAGTAAGAAGAAAAATAAAAAGAAAAAGTATTAATAATTAGGAGTAGCTGCTAGTCAGCTGGGAATGTTGGAGGGTTAAAAAATTATGCCATTTAGTAAATACAGTAAGAAACAAAAAAAATTAGCAAGAGTTGCACCACCAAGAGATAAGATTACTGGTGCTGACTTTAAAGCTATGAAGAAAAAAAAGAAGAAGAAAAAGAAATGATGAAATCAATTAAACCACCTAAAGGTTATCATTGGATGAAAAAAGGTAACTCTTATAAACTTATGAAGGGTACTTACAAACCACATAAAGGAGCTGTTAAAACCGCTAAGTTTGCAGTACAAAAAAGACATGGCTAAACTTTGTGCAAAAGGAAAAGCTGCCGCTAAAAGAAAGTTTAAAGTTTATCCTTCAGCTTATGCTAATATGTATGCTAGTGGTGTATGTTCAGGTAGAATAAAACCTAAAAAGAAAACTAAGAAAAGAAAATGAGTTTAAGAAAGTGGACATCTGAGAAATGGGTGGACATAGCCAATCGTAAAAAAGGCGGTGGCTTTCCTCCTTGTGGTCGTTCAAAAGGTGAGAAAAGAAAGAATTATCCTAAGTGTGTTCCATTATCAAAAGCAAGATCAATGACTGCTAGTCAAAGAGCCTCTGCTGTTTCAAGAAAAAAGAAAGCTGAAAGAAAATCAAGAAAAGGTAAGAAACCTAACTATGCCAAAACATAAAAAACTTTGGAAGAAACCTAAAGTTATTATTATTGATATTGGTAAGTGTAAATATTGTAAAGAAGACATGACCAACCAAGAAAGTTTTGTGGCCTTTTATCCTAAAGGCAAAGCTCATTATAAATGTATGAGAGAGGATGATAGAAAGAATAATTAAATATGCCGAACAACTTTTTTAATCAATTCATACCATTGTTGTTTATATTTACTATCTTTGGTTTTGTTATACAAATTAGCTAGATAATCTAATTGATCTTGGTCTTCATCTCTAATTGTTTTGTCGTTAAGCCAATCAAACTTTTTGCCTGACTGACTTAACGATTTCATTTATTGTTCTATTGATTTGATTTCTTCATCAATATATGAGTCAGATATATCGTTATATGAATTGGGATTAGGATATAACTTTTCATTTCTTACTTGATTACATCTGTTAATTTCAGGAAACCTATCTTCATATTTTAAATGACTGGTAAAGTTTTCAAAGTTAAATCCATCTGAGAAATAACTTACTGGCACATTAAAAAAATGAGCTAACCAACCCATTAAAAATGAACTCAATCCATTGTAACCTTTTTCATATTTTTGAATTTGTTGAAAGGTAACATTTATTTCCTTTGCAACATCTGATTGACTCATCTTATGTAGTAGTCTTAAATTTCTTAATTTAGTTCCAACATGAGTATTAAATCTAATACTGTTGGGATCTTTTGGTTTTGCAGACATGAATAGCCTTCCTTTCTTGTTGTTTTTTATATTTGGCAAAAATTATTTACTGTTCGTAGATAGCTTTTGCGTCTTTATTTTGAGCATCAACAATTCTTCTTACTAATTGTTTGTACTCTACATAGTCCTTTAGTGTATGAACGCACATTCTTGTATCAACAGAAGCCATGATCTTATTATGGCATTTTTGTAGCTTTCCATACAATCTAGGAATATCATTGCTTAGGTTCATTCCCATTCTCCTTTTTTATAATTGAATGCACCAAATTTTTATGGGTTATTTCTTTTACAACCGCATTATCTGTTGCATTCATCTGACCTGCCGCCTTCTCAACAGAATCAAATTCCTCCTCAAGAGTTGCAGTAAATTCATAGTAATATATTTTTTTACAACTCATAGTAATTATTGACTTTTAATTTACTGTTTTTTATATGTTTCGTCAACATATACTTTCTCATAAAAACATTGTCTGCTTTTATTAATTTTAACTTTTCAGCATTCTTTAATAAAATACCAACTCTTTGCTTGGTAATGTTTAATGCTTTACCAATCTCATCTAATTTTGGAAAACAATCATGCTCATCATAATAAGCAGACATAAAATCTATGATTTGTTTTATTCTAGGACTGTAAAATATCTTAGCCATTATTCATCCTTGCCTTTCATATTTTGAAGCATATCTTTTAAAAGATTATTATATCCTGCAATATCTTTGTGAGTATCTTCTTTGTATATATCTTTTTTAGTTCCATCATCAATTGTTCTGGTTAATTTTAATATAATCATAAGCTGTGGAACAATAGTAATCGGTACTTTAATTTTATGTCCATTAATTACTTCTAATGTTGATTGAATAAAGTTTGCAATAATGTATGCGTTCTTATCAAAATCACCATATTCCATTTGTTTTTTTTCAAGCATTTGCTTGACCATTTTTTCACCTATATCTATCCATTTAACATTGTCGTCTGACATACATTCTCCTTTATTTTATTTACAAATACATCCATAAAAATTTCCATTACCATTATTCATAATGTGTTGGTTAAATGGTGTATCAACATAAGTTGTTAATTTTAATCTAAGTATTTCACAAAGATCAAAGCAATCTATAGAACCAACTAATTTTATATTTTCTAACATCTGTTTTGTTACTGGGTACAAATTATAAATACCATCATTTAAAACAATTAAATCCATAATTAAAAGGGGTGGCAGTTAACTAACTTTGAGGGAGCAAAAAAAAACCCACCACCCCATCTATTACAAGTTATGCTTGTTTAGGTTTTCTTTCTTGTAATTTGTGAACAATCTTTCCATCTGGTTTGGTATTAATCCATTCAGTAAGATTGATTGTATCTCCTTGTTTTAAATCTTGGCTGACCTTAAATGATCCCCAAAACTTTTCAGGATTTTCATTATCTCTATTCAAAAATCCTTCTCCTTCTTTTAATTCAAACGCCATAGTTTAACTCCTTTTATTATTATGTTTGATTCTTAATGCGTTAAATGTTTTAAAATTATCAGACTTGAAAAACGCATCCCAAATTCCAGCCTTACTTATTCTAGTCTTGAGGTTTTCTAATTCACTTTTCAAGACTGTAGAATTCTTGTTATCTTTATTTTGTTCAATAACATCTAATTGAGTAGCAATATAAATGTCATCTATCTTAGTTTCTTTCATAACTGTTTTAGATAATTGAGTAGTAAATGGTTTAGCGTTATATCCATCTTCCATATCCTTTGCTTCTTCTTCATCATCTTTCATTCCAGTTCTTAAATTTAAAGCATTTAAAAAAGCATATTTTCTTGCATAAGACATACAGTTACCTGAACCATATTTATCTTTCTTAGCAATAGCATGAGTTTCAATTTCAATAAAAGAAGAAGGGTCATCCAAATCTACAATGGTCATCTTACAAGTGGTTCTGACAAAATCATCTTCAATATTAAAATCTTTGTATGTGCAGTATGGATATAATTCATTTTTAATTAATGCTTCCATAGCAACAGCTTGAACCGCATCATGTTCTAAAGGATTAAAATTCATGCCACCTTTCTTTTCAGTTTTCTTAACCATCCTAGCGTCAGCGGAAGCTAACTTTAGTTTTTTATATATATTATTTGACATTTTTTCCTTTCTTTATTTTTGGTTTTGGTCTTAATGTTTCAAGCATCCTATCTTTAAATGCTATATCGTCTTTTAGTTTTTGTATTTTTTCTTTATACTTGTCATCAATAACTCTTAATTTATCATCTCTATCTATTAACATTTGTGAGTATCTTTTATTGTCTTGTCTAAGATTTCTTAGTTCAGTTTGCATCTTAGCAAGTTCCATCATTACTTTGTCAGTCATTAATTACCTTTCTTTTTTCTACTTTCTTTTATGTAATCATAAATAAAAGATAAATCGTTATCATTTACAACTTTATGAAAATTTAATTTTAAATAACGCATTATTTTATTTAAAATATATGTATCATTTCTTACTTGTTCTTTTTTTATATTCTCAATCATTTTCCTCCTTATAGTTTTTCATAAAAATCTTCTAGCCTTTGCATATCTTCTTCATGGTAGTTCTCTAATAAAAAATTAGATTTGTAGTTTCTAATTTCTGACCAATCCACACCAATAA